CCGGGTAGTTAGATCGGCTCGCCACACCCCAGCCGGACTTGACAGCCAGCAGTAGTCACCGTGATGAGCTATGGCCAGGCCGTATGCCGATGACAGATTGAACGGCACCGGCTCCCGCCACAGGTTATCAATAAACTTGGTGTCCAGGCCAGAGTGTGCCCAGAACGGGCGGTTATAGGCTTCGCTGCCGGTAAACTTCTCAATAAAGAAACTGCGGTACACATCCGGTTTATCCATAAATGGCCGGTTATATTCAAACTCACCATCGGACGGAGCCGAGGCAAGCTCTTTTAACTCCGACCAGTTTCCAGCCGAAACCTCACCGCCATCACCATAAACCAGACTCCACAGCTTGAAGTTGCCCGCTGAATCCTTGCCGGTGATAAGTATATTCCAGTCGCCATCATAAACGGTGGCGACTCCGGATAAATTACCGGTAGTTTTATCCCAGGCTGATTTTGTCTGCCACTCCCCACCAACATACTTTTTTACATAGAGAGTTGCCTGGTCAGCGAAGAAGATAGCTAAATCACCATTGGGCTTATAGGCAACGGCCAGACCGTTGATGCTGGTAGTGGGAGAATAATCAATAATCTCAGGACTACCCCAGGTGGCACCATAGTCGGTGCTCTTTATACGCTGGATTTTTTTATTGACGCCATCTATCCAGAAGACAGAGACCTCGGCTCCCAGAGAAGCACAGGCAACGACAGCAGCATTATACTGGTTGGTATAAGTCCATTGGCTGAAATCGCTTGCCAGCCCCGGATTGGTCACCCGCTGCCGGTAGAGCTTCCTGGAATCAGCCAGCAGGGTTATCCTGACTCTGAGCAGAGAACCATCAGCGGGCATAGTCAGCGCATGGAAGTAGTCATCCTCCGAGCCGGTATATAGTCGTGTCCAGTCATACCTGACCACCCCGGCAATCTTATTCTTAGCTTCCACCTTAACATAGGGAGTGGTGGTCACCTGTTTCTGGGCAGATAACAGCGTTGAAGTTAGATTTCGCATTGCTTCCTTCTTCTTTGGAGCTAACTAGTTTTGAATTAAATCATCTCGCTGGTTGGGGATATATCTGGTTCCCCAGAAGAGATGACCGGCAATATAGCCCAGGGCAAAGACCATGAGGAACCAGAAGAACAAATCCCAGAGCCAGTGCCCAAGAAGGGCACCAACCGCCACCAGACCGATAATCCAGAGACCCTCAAGTTTATGCCAGGTGTCCCGTAAGATATAAGTCCAGGGACGACCGCCAATTCTTGACCACAGGGCTTGATAAAGTGTTCCGAGCATAACCTCTCCTACACCAGAGCCGCCAGAATATCCGGCAAAGGCTTACCCACCTTCCGGTAGTGACTGGCCAGGTGGCTGGCAGCCTCAAGGATTTCCTCAGGGCTGGCTTCCACACTCCGCCTGCGGTAACTACCCGGTGAGAGGGCAGCTAATGCCACATCCATCAACCCCCAGTCAACCGTTTCCTCAATATCAAGCTTGCCGCGCAGCGCCCTGAGGATGCTCTTCCGGTGATGGGGTAACTTCCAGGTATTATGGTCTTCAACGTCACCAATGACAGCAAACGCCTCCCTGGGCAACCCGCCTTTATTTCCGGTTAATGCTTCTTTCACAGTCATTTCTGCCTCGTCTCTCAGATTCTGCCCGGTAACCCTATCCCCTTTGCCCCTCCAAACTTCCCCCACCATCAAGGTCCGTAGTCGGTTGACTTGGAAACAACAGGATAATAGGGCCGGTAGAGCGAACGGACTCTAACCCGGTTTCTCCTCCCCAGCCGCCGCAGTTCCTGCCTGAAACACCTCAGCTTCTCGTTTCCCCAGTTAAGAAATTCCCTGGGGGTAATTCCACCGCCGACGTTGACCCGGTTTATGGCATAGTTAGCCCATTCCTCGGCGGCATAGCCACCGGCGCCGACAGCAATTAAGTCCTCATGCGGGGTGGGAATGGTAGAGCCGGCGCCATCAAGGGTATGGAGCTTACCATAGTAAATGCAGGCATTGGAGCCATCTGGAATTTCATCGCCGAGAATTGTTAACGTGTCTCCCCACATAGCAAAGGGCTGGTAGCGCTTGGGAAAATTATCCACCGGATATTCCACGGCTTCAACCATGACCCGGTCAGTTACGCTGGATATATCAATCTCTCTGGAACCGGAGGTGGTGGCTTTAGTTGCCTTCTGCTCACAGGGAAGATGCTCGGAAAGGTCTTTCAGCGCATGGGCAATATGCCTGTCCAGCTCATCATTTGTCCAGCGGTAATTGCTGGCGTCCTCATCGTGCAGGTCGCGCCTGACTATAGCCCTCATATCAGTCAGATTCATCTCTACCTCCGTTCTTTACCTGAGCTTGGCCAATGCCTTCAGGAATTCAGCCATTTCAGGGGCAGCTATCTCATTATCAGCCTTAGCCGAAAGCTCACCGATTACCCGTTCAGCTGCTTCCCGCTCCAGCTGCTCATCGGAAACCTGGTAAGGCTCCTGGCTAACTAACTCACCATCTTTATATACTTCTTCATACCTTGTCTCTGGCATTTTTATCCTCCTAGAAATTTAGTCTAACGAAGCAAGCCTCAAAGCAACGTAAGGAGTATTGCTAGTATTAGGAGTTGCCACTCCAAATGGGTCAGGTAAGGCGCCATAGGCATGAGCTACATAGACAGTGCTGTTCATACTCGTCCAGCCTGAGTGAATACCGTAAGGGGTAGCCATAGCATAATGGTGTCTAACCGTTGGCGTCCCGTCAGACACACAAGCCAGCCAGTATAAGCCTTTGGTTAAAGACTGATTTATGGTAATGGCTTTGATTCCGACCCCATCCACACCAACTTCGCCAGCATCTAACACCAACGCTGCCGGCTTGCCATCAGCATCACTATTGTAGATGCCCAACCTGGCTTTGGTCCCTCCAGCCCCTGCCAGGGTGACTGCAATAGCGATTCTATCTACAGTTATTGCTCTAGCTGGTGCAAAAGGCATAACGTAGAGTTTGTCGGCAGTCATAATGAATGTGCCAGTGGTATTACCCATTCCATAAGACAACATGTAGTACCCCGGAACTAGCTTCTCAAGTTTGTTATAGGTATGAGCATCAAGTTCAGCCATATGGTCAGCCAGTTGCCCTTCAACAAATTCTCCAGCCAGTTTAAGCATGATTTACCTCCTAACTTAAAGCGTAGTCCGCAGACAGGGAGAAACTGGTTCCTGAGAAAGCGGTTACCTTCAGGAATACCATTGCCCCTCTTGCATCGACCACCAGGGCATGCTGCCCGACAGCAGTGAAAGTCTTCTTGCCACCACCCATCCACTTGGACTGCCTAGAGTTCCAGAACAAAGCCTGAACCTCAAGACTGCTAAAGTCGGTGCCGGTGATAGTAATGTCAAATCGGCACTCCTTGTAGCCCCTGGTATCAATAGCCCCACTGGTATCCGCCGGGTCTGCGGAATCAACTGCAGTAATATTACTTCTATGCAGTCCGGGTTGCGTTGAATAAATCTCTGCCATGATTTACCTCCACAGGGGGAGGGAACTACCCCTCCCCCTTACAATTTACTTTTATGTAACTGTTGAATCAGCCCTTGAGCCAGGCTCCAGGGCAGCCACAGTAGTCGAAACCATGTAGCCGATGATGGTATCACAATCGCCAGAAGTGCCTGGCTTGGTCTCGGTAATCTCGCCATTATCCGTTCCCTCGGCAACATAGACGGCGTTGCCTGCCGTACCGCCGGAGTAGCCACTGACCACTGCCCGACGGTAGGCGGTGATGACATCGCCACTGGCACCATCCTCGCCAGCTACCAGCCTTCCCTGAATAGCCGTGCCAACGGTAGCCAGCGCCCTCTTCCAGCCTGAGCCATAGCCCAGAATATCACCGGACTTACTGGCTTCGGCTAATGTTACCTTGACCAGTCCTTCGCCCTGCTCAATAATTCTTCCCTTGCCCGGGTCTGAGAATGCCATTTTTGCCTCCTTCTATTCCTTAGTCCTTAACCCCGATTAAAGCGGCTGCTTTAACCGCGCTGAACAACGCCAGGGACACGTACCACTTAACCCTGGTTCGGGTGGCATCTTTGCTCTCCATAGAGCCGATTGGCTCTACAGTCAGATGCCCGGGACTGGTCAAGCCACAGAGAGCCCACTCCCCAAACTGAACCGCATAAACAGCGGAGCAATCGCCACCGGTGGTACCGGTCTCAACACCGCCACTAATGGTGTGGGTATCCAGTACCCAGTCATTGACGCCAATGGGAATGCCATCCCACAACTGGACAAAATTGCCCCACTGGTCCCGGTCACTGTCTATCATTGCCCCGCTCGCCCTAACCAGAGCATTAATCTTTCGCCTTGAGCGGCGGCTCATCAGCAGCATATCCGGCTTGCCCCCCTTTACCACATCAATGAGCTCATCCATTTTGGCCAGGGTGAGAGTAGCGCCAGTATCTCCCATAGCAATCACCTGGTCGCCAGCCGTGGTAGTATCAATGAGCTTCCTGAGGCCATCAAATTGCTTGGGGTCGGCAGTGACATCACCATAGATAAAGGTCTCCTCAAATTTGTCCTTGACTGCCTTAGCCTTCAGCTCAACAACGGCTGCCTCCAGGTCCTGAATATTACTCCGGGTCGACTTGAGAAAGTTATCTACATCGGCATCACCACCCATAATCTTCAGGTTCGCCGTTTTCTGCTCAAAGGTCGGCGTGGACTCAACCCAGGTATCGCCAACATCATAGAAATCAACACTGGGCAAGGTCTTCTCCTGGTTATAGGTCAGACCGTTACCGACAATCTCAACAAAAGAGAGTTTCTGCAAAACCGGCGAATCCTTAACGATGGTCTCCACCACCCCTTGAAGTAGTACATCATTTGAAAGCTTAGCTGCTTCCGCTAATGTTAACGCCATTTACCTTTTACCTCCTATTGCATATTGAATCTTCTCCCGTGGAGATAGCACTGACAGGTCAAGAGGTGCCCTCTGCGGCGCCCCGGCGGGTATCCTGGTCTTTGAAGTTTCCGCTTCAATTCCCTGTTTAACCCTATCAATAAGGGCTCGGGCATTTACCAGGGGTCAGTTCCTGTTCTTTATCAGCCACCATAATTCCTCCTGCTGATTATTCCTCAACGCCTTCCGCCTGAGAAGGTAAAGCACTCTCTCTCGCTACGTTCTTGGTGGACTTGACGTTAAGCTCTTTGTTCATCCTGAGGATGGTCTCCCTCTCCTCAAGCCATCTTTTGAACTCATGCTCAGGGTCCCTGATACCAATCTCATCCATGGCTGTCCGCCGGGAGTGGATGCCAGTCTGAATTAAAGTCTGCTCATTATTTACCTGCCTGGCTATATCTTGAGGCAGCACCGGCCCCCAGACCACACGCAGGTGGTTGTCCCCGAAGCTCTCACCCCGGTACTTCTCCAGAAGCTTGAGAATCATTTCATTTCTACGCCTGTAGACAGCCGACCTGATAATCCTCTTCCTCCTGACCTTCTGCAGTAGCGGGTTAAGCTCTATCTCCAGAGCTACCCCGGATAAATCCCTTTCCGTCCCGCCAAAGGCAGACCGCGGCGATTCTGATATGTCATGCAACGTGCGATACAGCAAATTAATATAGTTAATATGAAGATTGATGCCACCGCCCTGCAACAGGTCAAGCAGATAGGCCCTGGCATCCTCGGGGACATTCCACACCGCCCCCGGTCTGATGGCTATATTCTCGGACTCCTCCACATTCTCAAGAACAGCGATGGGATTACCGGATAATTCCAGTATGCGCGATAGCTGGCTCATCGCCCGATTCAATTCCCGCTGCGACTCCATAATCTGGGTTAAATCAGATACTCCCCAGACCTTCTTGGGCTCACGCAGGTTCGGATAGATAATAAAGGGGATAAATCCGTAAGGATTAGGCTTCTTCTCTATCAGGGCATTATCCAGATAGAGCTCAAAGTCCTGGACTGTCCACAGCTCAACAACGGTCGCTGATTTACCCCTGGGCTTCACCTGATAGAGAAGCCCGGTTTCCTCAGCAGACAGGCTGTATCTGGAAGCCACTCTCCATAACCGGGAGGTATCGTCCCCGAGCCACCAGGCATAAATGCCCTGTATATCGGGAGCGGTTACTCTCACTTTCTTCTCAGTAGCATCCCAGATAACCTTGTAGCAAGCATCACCCAGTATGGCACAGTCGATCTCTGTCTCAAGGTCCATCTGCTCCAGGTTATTATCTTCATAAACCCGGTATAAGGCGGCCTCCGCTTTTTGAGCCCTATCCTGAGCCTTATCCGAGTCTTCAGCGGCATCAACAGCGAAGTTAATGCCAGACATTAGATATGAGGTAATCTTATCTATGAAGACCTTGGCATAGTTAAAAATCAAGCGTCTCTCCCCGTACCTTTCCCTGCCTTCCCACTGCCGACCATGGTAGAAATCAAGAAGTTCTTTATAGCTCCTGGTTCTGTCCGAATCCAGACGGTTTAACTGCGCAGGAATTATCTCATTCATCTCCAAATGGTTCTCCTTTATTCACTGTCTCCCCTCTGCCACCATTCCCAGCCTTATCCGAGAGAATTTTTCAGTGCTCTCTGCACCGTTCTCTGGCTAACATCAAACATAATCGCCAGTTCCTTTACCCCTTTACCTTCGTTTCTGAACAGCCTGGCAATCTCCTCGTCCCGCCGATTCTTCAACCACCGCTGCTTGCCCCGGGGCTGTTCATATATACACTGGGGAAACGGACAATCAAGGCAGGACTCAGCCAGGTCACAGCCCTCATCCCGATAGTGACAATACTCAGGTAGTAAATCTGATTCATCTTCATAAGGGGCTCCTTCCTGGGGGAACTCAGCTTCACATTCATCAATCTCAGTAAACTCTGGCGCCAT